CTGTAATAAATTGTATTAGATGCAGAACCTGCACCAGCAACTACAAAGTGTTTGTCATGAATAGTTCCTGTTGCTGGAGCAACTGTACCATCTACAGTAATTTCACCAGCAAAGAAAGTACGGGTAGTTAAAGCACCAGTGCCTTCCATTCTAAAAAAGTAAGGCTTGTTAACTCCATCGCATATAAGAATTTCACCGTAGTCTGACAAACCTTCAAAAAATGAAAAACTAGTTTGTTTCTGATCAGTACGTGCTAAGTCTGTGCGGCCTGTAAAAGTTGCGTAGTTATCTCCACCACTATGTACAGCCTGCTTAGAGATAGAAATCCAAGATGTACCGTCCTGACTAAAAAAGATTCCAGTGCCAGAACAAACTATTACACCATCAGCATAACCTCTAATGCCCAATACTTTAGCAGAACCATTAGGACGTACTGCTGAGGCTCCTCCAAAGACACTAAAGCCGTTAATACGACGATAGCCACCATCGGTATCTACTTCAAAGTTTGTAAGCTTAGAAGCAACACCCGGCTGTCCCAGCATCTCAAGCTGGTTAAGGCTAGTGTATAGACCACCCTTTGCGGATAAACCAAAAGGTTGAGACATTATACAAACCTCATACGGTCATCTTTAAACTCACCGGGATTAGGACTCATCAAGTTAAGCTTCATCAAACGTAAGCCACGCTTGTAGTCTTCAAGAGCAAATGCAGAGAACTGTGGACTTTCTTTAAACTGGTAGATATAATATCTAGCCCTGTTAAGTAGTACAGTCTTATAAGTATTTGGAAATACTGTTTCATCACCAAAGTCTGAAAGTTCTGTAGGTAATGCGTAAGCGTAGAACCAAACACGATATACCTTATCGGGTATAGCACTTAAACCAAACTTACGATTATCAGGACTTTTAATTACACGATCAGGTATACCGTACTGTTGCGTATCTGCATCATCTAAGTTTTCTGAAATACGTCTATAGTCTTTCCAAGCTTCAGTAGTAGTGAAACGTAAGTTACGAGCAGTGTAGGGAGCAGACTCACCGTCCACACCTACCGTAGTCAAGTAAAAGTTATCCCAGTCTATATAACCATAGTCAGTAGTCAAAGAAGAACTAGTAGGTTTCATGGTGTACCAACGCTGTCCTGCTACAGTTTCTACATATACATTACCGTACATAGGATCTGTTTCACCACTAAGGTTGATGGCAAGAAAAGGCCACTGAGGTTCTTCATTAACAATATCTAGATAAGCTCTGTTAATAGAGTCTTTAACATGTTGTTGAATACCCACAGCAGAAGCAAAGCTAGAACTTGTAAGCTCTACCTCATTCATCTCCCGTAGGAGTTCATTTGCTAAATCTAGATATGTTGCCATTATTTATGCGCCTTTTGAACCTCAAAGGTTGCTGATTTACTTGCACCCTTATGAGGCTTGTAGCCATCTTTAGGATCTTTCATAAGCTTAAAAGTCTTTCCAGACTTCATCCAATGGTAGCCTTGTGGAGCAGGTACTTTCATTTTACTTTTTGCGTTACCGTTTTGCTACCGCACATTTTTTCCATCTCTTGTACGGAAGCATAGCCGCCATTACGGTACATAGATCGTCCACCGCCCATCTTACCTTCACGTACCATACTGCCGTACATCATGCCTTTCTTTTTATCTTTACCGTACATCATTAGTCTTGCTCCATTGAAAAAGTTTTACTAATTGCTCTAGCACCTTCAAATTCTGTAGCACATTCAGGGTCAGAGTCTTTATTAAAAATTTTATCAAAGTTATCTTTGTAACGTGCATAGTTACTTCCTTTACGAATCCTACTACCTTTACCAGCAATAGTTTGTCGCATCATTAAAGGCTTTTCATCGCTACCAAGTCTAGGCATTATAATCTCCAATAAAAAAAGGAAGGGGCCACTGCAGCGCAGCCCCCGCCCTTAAAAGGTCTAGTCGATACCGTAGAAGGCTGAAACCAGAGCTTCTGGTCGCAGTACCTTAGCACCGTAAACGTGTAGACCACGTACAATGTCACCGAAGCTATCTGGGTCACGGATGACCTCAGTGCTGGTGATCGTCTGAGCAGTAGCCGTAGAAGACATGTGACCAGCCAGACATTGACCAGCAGCATTAGTTACCGCAGGAATGTTGTTTGACTTGTACATATCGAAACCACGTAGCTTGCCAGAGCTTACCAAACCATTACGGATGGAGCCTTGACCAGCGTTGAAGTCTACGTTCAGCAGCTTAGAGCTAGACTGAGACAGTACTTCGTAGAACTGTGGTGAAGCTACGAACCAACGGCCTTCTTCTGGGATGTTCTGCTCGTCTAGCAAACGTGCCATACGTGCCATAATATCCAGAGGATCATGCTCGTCAGTACCAAAACCAAGGTCTAGGTTACCAGTACCATCAAAAGTACCTTCAGCTAGATCAGTCGCACTATCCGTACCAAGTACATGGTCAGGGCTAGAGCTAGATACACCGGCAAACATAGAAGCCAGTACACCTTGGTCAAAAGCATCACGCAAAGAGTAAGCTGCTGAAGACGTTGCTACGTCACGGAAGTTAACGTGAGACATATTAGTTTCAATGTCATCTACGATGAACTTAAATGCGTTAGCAGTGTCAACAACCAGAGTTACTTCTTGGTCGGTCAACTTCGTAGCAGCCACATCTTGGCCACGCTCATACTGATAAACAGTAATTTCAGGCTCTTTGATGATGCGTACACTATCACCGAATGCTGCGATTTCACCCGCATAGTCAGTGTTCGTAATACCTTCAATCACAGAAGCCTTACGGAAAAAGTTCAGTACCTGCTTAGAGTAAACTTTAGGCAGGAAGAACGAGTTGTTTTGTCCAGCTACAGAGTTACCAAAGTTAGCATTGGTATCTGTGGACGGTTCAAAAAATTGGTCACTTACATTATAAGCCATGTTAATATTCTCCTAATAACACAAATTAATTATGCTACTACGCGACCCTCCATCATTGCTTGCTTAATATCTTCTTCATATTTATCAAACTGATCTAGGGACATAGCAGCGATTTCCCGTTCAGTCCAGATCTTAGGTTGACCAGCGTCTACGTTAGTTGTTTTAGTTGATACCATATCTGCTGCCGAACCTTGAGGTTTCTTTCTGGGCTGTTGTTTTTGAGCAACACCAGTTTCCAATTTGTAAAGATCAATAGCTTTTGAAGCCAAAGCAACATTATCAGGATTATTATAAATCCAATCTTGAATCTGCTCAGGTTGCTCTTTAGCCCACGAATGAAACTGCTCATCCCCTCTGATATCTTCAAAGTCTGGATGGCGCTGTTGCAAAGTGGTTTCAGCTTCTCTCCGCAGTACTTCAGACTCACGTTGCCGCATAGCCTGTAGTTGTGCTTCAAGGTCTGCTACCTGCCGTTGACTCTGCATATGTGCTACAGATTCAACAGTGTTATACAGATCAGGATACTCCTCTTTAAAACTTTCTAACTCTTCTTCAGACTTAGGCGGTTCATAACGAGGTTGTGCTTGTTGAGCCATCGCAAGGAGTTCTTGTTCCTTTTGTTTAAACTCTCCAAGTTTTTGATCATAATGTTTCTTTAGATCATCGTATCGCTTCTTATAGTTAGTCCTCTTTCGAGGTTGAGCTTCTTCTTCTTCAGGGGCCTCTTCGGGGGTAGCCTGAGGTGGCTCAAAAAATAATCCATCTGCACTGCCTCCACTGGGCTTATCAGCTTCGTGCCAAGGCTTACGAGCATTGTATGGATTACTAACTTCTTCTTGTACTTCTGACATTCTCAATCTCCTTCACGGGGCTTGTGTCTTGCAAGGTAGCCATATTAACTCCGTCGAGTTTATGGGGCTTGTCTTACCAAGGTAGCCGTAAAAATTATTGAAGACTAGGCATCTTATTTGCACCCATCATGAGCTTCTTGATTTCCTCGTCGGTTTGACTGAGGGGTGAATCTTGCTCTTCAGGGTCTTCTTGCATATAACCGCCAATAGCCTTCATTTGATAACCGCCATCATAAGCACGTTCAGCATCATCCATAATTGTTTGAAGCTGATCCGCACCAATCTGGTCGGTTGCTTTTCTGGTAAATACAAACTCTCCATCACTCAAACGAGCGGGGATAGAATCTGATACACCAGTTCCGGGGCCTTCGACTTCTCCAGCACCCGAAAACTCACTAGCAACTGTAATTACTTTGTCCAAAATATCTGATAGTCTTGGATCGTTTTGTAATACACCTGCTAGGTAATCTTGTTCATCATCGTCAAGGGATTCATCCATGACGTAACTAATATAATCATCTTCCATTTCATTATCTGGAAGCTGTGAAGCCAGTGCTTCATCCATTTCATCTTCTGGTATGTTTGGATAGGTATCTACTGGCATACCTTCAGGGGGCATCATCATTGAGCCACCTTCGTTAAATACTCCACGTCCTTTCAAGACATCTGCCTGAGTAATCTCTCCATCGCCTGTAAGATCTGGTAAACCACCTTTAGCCTTAGCTTCACGATTAAAAAATCCTTCCTCTTCTAATTCCATCATGGCATCTCTAACGGTTGTGCCGGGTACATTGCCAGTATCTTTTAGAAAGTTTTTTTCAATAGTTTTACGCTGCTCTTCAGTTTCTGCGTTTTCTAAGCTACGCTCAAGAGTCTTGTACATTTCTTTATAACCCTGTACAGGATCATATTGCCTACTACCATTTGAATTTTTTTCTCTAGTATTATAAGATCTACCTTCATATTCAAAAAAGTCTGCTCCTGCTTTTTTAGCATTTCTTTGAGCTTGTCTAAAAGCTTTTGCAGACTCTGAATCTTTTTTATAAACAGGATAATCTTCTGGATTTATTCTTTCATCTACAACTCTAAATGGGATATTAGCAGCCTCTGCTTTTTTCATAAGAGAAGGAACTTCATCTTCTGAAATATTTGAATATAGTAAATCACCAAGACTAATTGTAAGAGCACCATATCCAAAAGCTTTTGCTTGCGCTTTAGCAGTTACTGCTTGTTTTTGAGTAGCTTTTTCTACTTTTTTTTGACCTTCGTTTAAAGGTTTTATAACTTTCGCACCAAACTCAATAATATTTTTAAGACCACCTTTAACATATTGTTCACGCTCTGGAGGATTCAACATACTTTTACTCATAATCTTTCCTATTAAGTGCTTCGTCTACTTGCTCAGGTAAAGTTTCTAGCCTAGCCAGAGAACTCAGCTTCCCCTGACTGCGGAACAATTCCAGTTCCGATGTTGCCGCCACCAGTACCTGTAGCTCCAAGGTCTTGAGGCTGTTGAGGTACTCCTTCAGGGCCTCCCATTGGTACTTGTCCTTGACCATCGGGGCCAGCTTCCGGGCTAGGGCTTTGTCCAACATTATTTTGCATTCCTATAATCTGAGCCATCATTGCAGCTTCTTCAGGGTCATTCATCAGTTCATCTGGGTCTAGATCTAAGCTATATGCCAGTTCACTAATAAGCTTGTTCATCTTAATAAACGGAGCTACAGCAGGGTTAGCTGCGGTCTGAAGGAACATTGTAAGCCTTTGAGAGCGTACTTCCTTCTGCATCAGACTGTTTGTACCTGTAGCCTTAACTTCTAAGTCACCGTCAATGCCAAGCTTATAGTCTGAAAACTGCATGTTCCATTGGAAGTATGCTTCACCCATAGGCTTTAACAAGAAGTCATCAAGATTTTTAATAACAGTCTTAATGTTTAATGAGGCTGCACCAAGCAACATAGACATACCTGATGCGGTACGTGTCATGCTCTGTACGCCTGTTTGACCGTGGCTATAAGAAGGAATACCTGTTTGTTCGTCTGCAAGCTGTCGGAACTTGTCAAACATTTGCATGTTTTCTACAGTAGTGTTAGGAAACTTCAAGCCGTTAATAGCTTGTCCGGGTACACCAGCTTGTCGCCTAAATACTTTACCGGGATAAATCTCCATGCTCTGACCACCTACAAGGGCAGTCTCATCTACATCAAAGATTACAGAGCCTGATAGA